TTGGTAAGCTTGCCTAGATCACCTAGCGCACTACGAGCACGAGTAGCTGCCGCCTTTACACCTTTTTCTTCAAAAGTTTCGTGTTCTTTGAGATAGTTGTTAAACGCCTGTACGATTTCTTCATGTGTTGGTTGTGTCATATATTTTCTCCTATGATTGTATTATATATTTCTTTCCAATTTTGAACTCTTGTGATATTGATATTATCTGTAGAAAACTCTAGATTGTGTTCATGATTGACTAGAATAGAATTCAAACCTTGTATTGCTCCTTCCACGGCATTTTCAGGTTTGTCTTCGATCCACCAGCAACCAGTGTTTGCGTATTCTTTGAGCACTTGATCTTTGTCTGCTCCGGTGTCTAGATATACATATTTTTCAAACACCGTGTCACCAAACATTTCACGTAGGTTTTTGGTGCGTAGATGTTGAGCATACTGATCATTACTTAAACTTGTAATCGCATGAAAAATGTATCCGTGCTCTTGATGCAGTTTTTTGACATAGTACATTGCATCTCGAAGTGGAGGCAATTTGCGAATCCATGCACTTTCGTTGAACATGCGAATCAAACGCTTGGCTTCTTTGTGTTCGATGCCGTACTTGACGTCCATCTGATAGTCGCCTGTTGCTGTGACAACATATCCATGCCGTTTCATCCATTGGTCAAATGCATACTCCCAATCGAGCAATACGCCATCACAATCTGTTAGAATAACTTTATTTTTCATTTTGCCTCTTTCTAGCCTAAGTTTCTATTATGTGTTATAATAGCATAGAAAGAAGAGTGTGTCAACCTTTTATGGACCTGCGAAGACGTTTGGTGAACCTTCTGCCACGCTGGTACAACCAGAAATAGCATCGCCGATTCTGCCGCAACCAAGATTATTGATAAAAACTGTGGGCGACCCTAGTGCTATCGGTGCACTGTGACTTGGACACGGGTCTCCTGAAAGCTTGTGACCTGTGTTAACATCTGTTTGTCTACTTATAGGAATATTGTTGCAAAATACATTAGGGCTGTGTGCATCCCTTACCATTCCTGAACAGTGTGGTACATCTGCATCACCTTTACGGGTTATTGCGGGCATGTTCTTTCTCCAATAATTTTTTCAATCGAGCAGGCCATTGATCAATTTCTTCATGTTGCTCGTGCGTGTGTGGCGGGTCAGGGATTTCTGGTAAAAATTTTATCACATGATCGAAGTCATCTGGAATAGCATCATACTCTGTGTATGTTTCTAATATGCCATTCCTTCTAACTACAAACTCGTGTGCCATTATGCCATCTGAATGCCAGTTGTACTACTTACATACTGCTTGGCCATTTCGCCATCAGTTTTGTGAATTACCAAACAGCCGTTTTTGTTGATCTTAACTTTTGCATCAGGATTGATAGTAAATGTAAATGGTCCTAACCCAATTCCTTGTTGTGTGGCCATGATGGCCATTGGCTTTTCCACTGTGATAGTATTTGCGTCTTCTTCAACAAATCGTGCTACAAGTTCTTCGCCTGCATTGGTTTTGATTGTAATAGTATCTGTGGCCTTGTAAGGTGTTTCAATAATCATAAAGTGTGTCCTGTTCCGTTATAATTTGTTTCTTCAATATAAGTTTTTAGTTGATCCCAGCCGCCGATCTTTGTGCCGTTGACCACAATCTGTGGGAATGTTCTTGCACCTGGAAAGTGTTCAAGAACTTGTTCGCGAGTAAAGTCAACATCAAGCTGACGATACTCAAAGTCGAAATTGTTTTGTTCGCAAAATGCTTTTGCTTGTTCGCAATGTGGACATTGCGCTTTGCCCCAAATTTGTATCATAAACTGAATCCTTTGAATGTATCAGCACTTACGTCCTGCTTGGTGCCGCCTTGAATATAACTTGTAATTTCTGTTTCTTGTGGCGCCACTTGAACATCTGCTCCACTGATCCATTTTTGTGTCCAAGGCAGCGGATTGTTTTTGATGTTGTAAGGTCCTTTGAGTCCCACATTGTTCATTCTCTTTGTAGCGATATATTCTACATATTGAGATAGTAGTTCTGTGTTCAGTCCAATCATTGAACCGTCTTTGAACAAATAATCTGCCCACATCTTTTCTTGATCAACTGCGTCCACAAACATTTGCACACACTCTTCATGAGTTTCTTCTGCAATTTTAACGAAGTCAGGATCGTCGGTTTTTAAAATTTTGAGTAGAGCCTGTGTGCTGGCAAGGTGCAAGTTTTCATCACGAGCAATCAACTTGATAATTTTAGCATTGCCTTCCATCTTCTTGAGTTCCGCAAACGCCCAACTGCATGCAAAACTTACGTAGAATCGAACACCTTCAAGAATGTTCACACTCATTAGTGCAAGCCACAATTTTTTCTTGAGTTCGTACATGTCCACATCAACTTGGGTGCCATTCACTGTGTGCTTGCCTGCACCCAGTAGATTGTAATAGCCTGCAGATTCTATCAAGTCGTCGTAGTACTCTGAAATGCTGTCTGCACAGTCTACAATCTCTTTGACATCCATGAGCTCGTCAAATATTTTACTAGGATTAGAATACACGTTGCGGATAATATGCGTATAACTACGACTGTGAATGGTTTCACTAAATGTCCAAGTGATAATCCAGTTTTCTAATTCTGGCAAACTCACAATCGTACCAAAACTTTCGGCTGGTGCTCTACCTTGCACACTGTCCAGCAAGATCTGACGCTTGAGATTTGATGTAAAAATATGTTGTTCGTGCGCTGTCAGCCCTTTGAAATCTTTGGCATCTTGATAGATATCAACTTCTTCTGGACGCCAGAAGAAACCCAACTGTTTGTCAGTCAATCCGTCAAACTGTTTGTACTTCAACGAATCATAACGTTGAATAGTTGGACCTCCGCTGGGATCCAAGAAAGCTGTGACCTTGGTATGGTCCGCACGGTTTTCTACATCAAAAACGCTCATATTATTATCCTTTTTTCACTGTGTTATACTAGCACAAGAGTCCTAGCATGTCAATTATATTGTGCAACTCTCGCAAGCTTCATCTTCAATAGGCGGAAGTTCTTTAGTTTCTGCTTCAAACATTTTGTTGACGTCAAGTTCTCCTTGTCCGTCATAGGTGTTAAAATAGTACAACTGTTTGCCGCCCAGCTTGTAGAACAACAGCAAATGTTGTAGCATTTCACTCAATGGTATTTTTTCATCTTCGTAGTACGAAGGATTATATGATGTATTTACACTAATACCTTGATCTACATATTTCTGCAATACTGCCATAATTTTTATGTAGCCTTCTGGACTCTTTTGATCCCACAACAAGTCATACATGTTCTTCAATCTTTTGAACTCAGGCACAACCTGTTTTAAAACACCATGCTTTGATTGTTTAATGCTGATAAGACTGCGTGGAGGTTCAATACCGTTAGTAGCATTGGCAATCTGCGCACTTGTTTCGCTTGGCATTAATGCCATCAGTGTGCTGTTGCGAATGCCTGTGTCTTTCAACTGCGCTCGTAGTCCGTCCCAATCCATACGCTCAACATGGGGAATAACTTCATCCAGTGCTTTTGAATATGTTTGGTTGGGCGTGATGCCGTGTCCGTACTTTGTTTCCAAGTTGCCACTAGGTGCTCCTTGTTCAGCTGCCAGATCTGCACTGGCTTTGATAAGATAGTAACTCCATGCTTCTGCATATTCGTCAATAAGCTCTAACCCTTCTGTGGTAATGTCTTGATAGGACAAATGATTTTTTGCCATCCAATAAGCAAAGTTAATAATTCCTACACCTAAAGGACGACGCTTTTCTGTACTCAACTGAGCAGCTAGGATAGGATAGTCTTGATAACTTAATAATGCATCAAGTCCTCGAACTGCTAGACGACAAATGCGTTCAAAGTCTGATGGGTTTTTGATATTCCCCCAATTGATAGCACTAAGCGTACACAAACTAATTTCGCCATCTGGATCATTAATGTCATTTAATGGTTTTGTAGGCAAGTCGATTTCTGCACACAAGTTGCTTTGGCGAATAGGAGCAACTTCTGGCAGGAACGATCCATGATCATTTGCGTTGTCTACGTTTTGTAAGTAGATACGTCCCGTGTTCTTGCGCTCTTCCATAAAGGCACTGAATAGGTCA